CATCGCGCCCAGGAATTCAAGCAGGCGGCCAAGCGGTACCTGGACCTGACCGGCAGCAACGAGGCCCTGCTCGCGCGCATCGCGAAGCTGGAGGCCCAGGTCGGCAAGGCCCCGGCCAAGGAGGACCCGCCGCTTGAAGCGGGCCTGGACGAGATGCCGCGCGACGAGAGCAGGAACGATGCGCCCACGCTCGCGGCGCAGACCGGGCGCAAGAAGTTCTAAGTAACCCCAGGGAGCGACGAGCATGCCCACGTATGCGATGACCGACTACGGCACGCTGCAGACCGTGCTGCAGACGTGCTGCTCGTTGCTGTCCCTGCCGGTCCCCGCGGACCCCGCCGGCAGCACCGACCCGAACATCATGCTGATGAAGACGGTGGCGAACCTTGCCAGCCTGGAGATGCTCAACGCTTTCGAATGGTCTCAGCTCACCAAGCAGGGAACCATTACGGTGGTCTCATCCCTACCACCGACCCCCGGGCAGGCGAACGAGGAATCGTTCGACCTTCCCGAGGATTTTTATCGCTTCATCGACCAGACCCAGTGGAATGGCGCCATGCGGTTTCCTGCTGTCGGGCCGGTGGCGCCCCAGGGCTGGATGACGTACATGGTCTTCCCGATCAGCGCCAACTTCACGCTGACGTGGCAGATTCGCCAGAACAAAATCTGGTTCCTGAATCCGCCCCCGACCCCCGGTCAGGAATTCCGATTCATGTACCTGTCGCGCGCCCTGGTGCAGGACGCGAACGACCCCAACGAATTCAAGAATGTCGCGTCCAAGAATGGCGACGTCTTCCAGCTTGACGGCATCCTGATGGCGCTGATCACGAAGGTGAAGTGGCTCGAAGCCAAGGGCTTCGATTCGAGCGCCGCGGTGCGCGACTTCCTGCTGGCCTTCGACTCGCGCTGCGGCGCAGAGAAGGGCGCCAACATCCTCAACATGGCCGGCGGTCCCCACAGCTACCCGTACATCGGCGTGGGCAACCTTCCCGAGGCCAGCCTGTACGGCATGCGGCAGAACTAATCAGCGGTGACGAAATGGCCGTGACACTCCCCCTGGGCTGGTCGATCAGCACCTTCGTGGAACACGTTCCTAACCCGAACGGCACGGGAGCGCCCTTCGCACGGTGGACGTCTGTCTGCACCGATGAAGTCGGGAACTACGTGTGTTCCAGCGGCGCCCTGGAGGACTGCGAAGCCCAGGCGCTGACGATGGCCCAGGCAAGCACTCAGCAGAACGTGGAGACCTGATGGCACTGCAGCCTGCACCCCACCCGCGCAGGACCATCGTCCGGCGCTCTAGCGCATCGCAAGTCCACCAAGCGTATGCGTTCGGCGCCCCCGTGGGCGGCCTGGACGTGAGTCAGCCGCTGCCCGGTGGCGACCCGACCAAGGCCCTGCGGCTGGAGAACATGATCCCCCGCGTGCTCGGCTGCCAGATGCGCAAGGGCTATACGCGATGGAAGACCGGGCTGGCTGGCGAAGTGCGCTCGCTGATGGACTACCGGCCGCCTATCGTCGGCAACGAGAAACTGCTGGCAGCCACCAGCACCGGGGCGATCTACGACGTCACGCTGTCCGGTGCGCTCGGAGCGCCGCTCACGACCATCGCAGGCGGCCAGCCCACTGGCGAATGGACGAGTCTCAACTTCACGACCGATGCGGGCGTGCATGTGCTCGTGATGGTCAACCCCGGCACTGGCTACTGGGTCTACGACGGCGCGACGTTTACGCACATCACTGCCGGGGCCGGGCTGAATCAGATTGCCAACGTCGACCCCAACTCGTTCGTGCACGTCACGGTCTACAAGAACCGGCTGTGGTTCGTGCAGGCCAATTCGACGAAGGCGTGGTATCTGGAGACCGGGGTGTACTTCGGCCCGGCCACCGTGTTCGACTTCGGCACGATGCTGCCGCACGGCGGTGCACTCGACGTGCTGATCAACTGGACCTTCGACGGTTCCAGCGGCGTGGGTATCAACAACCAGCTTGTGGCGGTCGGAACCCAGGGCGATGTCCTGGTGTACGCCGGTGAGGACCCCGACGAGCTGGCGACATTCAACGTGGTGGGGCGGTGGTATGTCGGCCGGGTGCCTATCGGGCGGCGCTACTTCTCGACCTACCAGACCGACGTGATCATCCTGTCCGAGCGGGGGATGTGCTTTCTCTCGGAACTGATGCGTGGCGAAGGCTTCTTTCAGAACCCCCAGGTTTCGCAGGCCATCAACTCTGCTGTCGCGGCCGAGATTGCCATCTCTCTCGGCACTCGCTACTGGGAAGTCGCCTTCCTGCCGCAGGAACAATTGATCATCCTGAACAAGGCAGAAGTCAGTTCCGAGAATCTGCAGTGGGCGTACGAAGTCAACAACAAGGCGTTCGCCCTGTTTCGCGGCATCCCCATGCTGTGCGTGCGCCCCTTCAGCGGCCGGGTCTTCAGCGGCGACTTGAACGGGAACGTCTGGTGGTGTTTCGAAGGGGACACCGATGGCGCCGTCGATACCACCCCCGGCACGACCTTGCAGGCCACCATCATCACGACATTCCAGCCGATGGGTGAAGGCTTCCGCGTGAAGCGGTTCCTGATGGTGCGGCCCAGCTTCATCTCGGATGCAGCCCCGGGCGTGCAGGCGTTCCTTAACAACGAGTGGGCGCTGGCTGTGCCTGGGGCGGCCCCGATCTACCTGGGCGCTGGCTCCAACTTCTGGGACGTCGGCCAGTGGGACGTCGCGAAGTGGGCCGGTGAAGGCCAGAGTTTCGAATACTGGGCGGGGGCCACGGGCACCGGCCGATACGCTGCACTCGCCATGCGGGTGCGTGGTTCCCCGGCGACCATCTTCGTCGGTTGGCAGGCGCTGGTCGAAGCCGGCGGCATCTTGTAAGGGGAACGACATGGGTCTCGGCAGCAAGCTGAAAAAGAAGTGGAAAAAGGCCAAGAAGAAGGCCAAGAAGCTGCTGAAGAAGGCTGCGCCGATCGCGGGCGCGGCGCTTGGCGGCATGACTGGCATCCCTGGCGGTGCGCAGATGGGCGCGAGCCTGGGCAGTTCCCTGGCCGGCGGAGGCGGCGGCGGAGGGGGTTTCGACCCTATGAGCCTTGCCGGAGGCTTCGTGCCCGGCGGCGGCGGTGGAGGCGGCATGCCCGACTGGATGAGTCAGATTGCTGGCTCGTTCGGCGGCGGCGAGGACGGCGGCATGGATTGGGCCAGCCTCCTTGGCGGCGGGGTGCAGGGCTACCAGCAACTGTTCGGCGGCGGCGGTCAGGGCGGCCAGAACCCGATCCAGGGCATCGTCCCCGGGATGGGCGGCGGCGGCATGCCCCAAGGCATGAACCCGGCGATGCTCGCGATGATGGCCGGCGGTGCGATGAGCAACAACAAGCTGCCCGACCAGCCCAACTGGATGGAGCTGGCGAAGATGACGGCCGACAGCGAGCGCATGGCCGGCACGCGAGCGGCCTTCGAAGGGCGCAACAACTTCAGCAACTCGCAGGGCTCGTCCGAGTGGATTCCCGAAATCGTCACCGACCCGATGACGGGCCAGAAGGTGACGCAGTGGAAGAATCAGACCACGCTCGACCCGACGCTGAAGGCAACCCAGGACGCCCAGCGCGGTGGCGACCTGATGCGGTTGCAGGCAGCCAACAACATGCTGCCCGGGGCGCTCGGCGGCATGAGTCAGCCGCTCGACTACAGCCAGTTCGGCGCCGGTGGCACCAACCGGCCGGGGGTCGGCGGCGCGGCAGCGACTCCCCCGCCGGGGATGATGAACGGCGGCGCCGGTGTGCCGCAGCGGCAGCCTGGGGTGGCGGCCGGCGGTGTGGCCCCCGGTATGCCGGCGCCGCAGGTATCGCCCGCGGCGCCCACCGGCGGCGGGTTCGGCAAGGTATCCAGCGCCGTGTCCGGCACCCGGCAACCACCGAGCACGGGGAACAAGCTGCCGCCGATCGCGCCCACGTCCCTGGCCGCACCAAGGCCCGCCCCTGCCCCGGTGGCGGCGCCGAAGCCGGCCCCCGCTGCGCCGCCCAAGATCAGCGACGCCGAGCGCATCCGGCGGCAGCTCGCGGGGTTCACGCACTAAGCCTGGGAGACCAACATGCTGATGAAACCGGGCACCACCGCTGCAGCCAGCAGCAACCCGATGGCGAGCGCCCTGCGCGGCGGCCAGACGCAGTCCGGCATGAGCGGCACCGGCGCGCTCAATGCCGGGCCGTCTCTCAACAACTACGCCGGCCAGGGCATCCAGACCAGCCTCAACACCAGCGGCCTGTCGGCGATGCCCCAGGCCGATGCAGCCGAGCGCCAGCGGATCGAAGGCGCCCTGTTCGACCGCATGCGCCCCGAGCACCAGCAGGCCCAGTCGGCCCTGGAGGGCAAGTTGTCGCGCATGGGGCTCGCGCGAGGCAGCGAAGCCTGGAACCGGGAGCTGCAGCGGTCTGGCGACCAGCAGGCCAGGGAGCGTTTCAACGCCCTGGAGATGGGCGGCCAGGAGATGCAGCGCCTGCACGGCATGGGCATGCAGAACCGGCAGCAGGGCTTCAACGAGGCGCTGCAGGGCGGCCAGTTCCGGAACCAAGCCCAGGAACAGGGCTTCGGCCAGCGTAGCCAGGGCATCCAGGGCGACTTCAACCGCGCGATGCAAGCCGGCGGCCAGAACTACAACCAGGGCATGGAGACCGCGCGCTTCGACGAGACCGTGCGCGGAAACCGGATCAACGAGGCGCGCACCGCGCGGCGCGATCCGATCGAGGAATACAACCTCATGACGGGCGGCATCGGCCGGGTGACCGATCCGACCTTCGGCCAGGGGCCTACCGGGCGGGCCACTGGCGTGATCGACTACACCGGGGCGGCCGGTCGTGGCTGGGAGACCGGCGCGGACGTCTACAACGCCAACCAGGGGATCAACAACTCCTACTGGAACGGCGTCAGCCTGATGGGCGGTCTGCCCCAGTACCCCCAGCAGGGCGGCACGCCCCAGGGCTACAACTTTGGCGGCAGCTACAACACCGGCGCTCTCGGCCCGCAGTACCTTTAAGGAACGGCCATGACCCCCGAAGACAATGAACTGCTGATGGAATACCTGAATTCCATGGGCGAGCTGGAGCCCTCGCGGATGCGGATCGCCCGCAGCCGCGCAAGGGCCGACGAGCTGCGCAAGGCCAAGACCGGCGGTCTGCAGCACACCGGCCGATTCATGGTCGCGCCCACGTCGCTGGAGCAGATTGCCACCATCCTGTCGCAGCAGGCCGGGCGCGACCAGCAGACCCAGTCCGACAGCGACGAGGACGTCTACACGCGGGCCAAGCTGGAGGCCAGCAAGAACTACCAGCGGCGTATCAAGGAGGCGACCGAGGCCCGCAACGCACCGCTGCCGGGTGACTTCGGCCAGGGTCCCCTGGGCACTGGCGACCTGGGGGGCATGCCGCTTCCCGAGGGCATGGGCGGCATGCCGGGCCAGATGCCGATGCCTGGGCAGCAGCCGTTCCCTGGCTTGAAGCCGGCGCCCCGGGTTCCGGGGATGATCGAGGACCCCTACGGTGTCACGGGTGGGGCCTTCTAAGGACCGACCATGATCGACGACGTCATCGCCAACCTCCTGCTCGACATCACCGATCCGAGCAGCAGCAAGATGCGGGCGGAGGCCCTGCGGGGAA